CAATATTGTCCGCCACCCGGTCCACAAGATCGGTAAGGCTTTTGCCGGCTGTGACATCCGCCCCGGATTCAGCCGCCCACTTGCGGGCGGCGCTCTCGGCAATATTGTCCGCCACCCGGTCAGACAGAAGCGTCAAGCTCTTACCAACAGTTACTTCCGCCCCAGCTTCAGCAGGAGCGTTAACCGTCTGCAGCGCATCAACATCTCCGGAACTAAAAATTTCTTGGCGCCGCCACGCGCTCCATGTCGGATAAGCGGATGGGTTGACATATCTTATCCACTCCTCGTTATTCCCACCCCCAGCATCATAAACAATCTGCTTGGCTCTTTGCGTCGTAAACCAATAAGTAACCATACCCCCATAATTGGTCGGCCAATTGTGACTTGTCCCGGAGAGTTCCATAAGGAGAGTTCCCGCCTTATGGGTACTGTCATACTGGCTGGCGTCCTCAGAGCCATCATATATATTCGCAGCGATCTTCAACACCGGCTTGTTCGTCACATGGCTTTCATAGTCCGCTGTATCGAGCCCGGCCAACGCCCCAGAATCAGACACGTATCCCAAATCAATACTGTCCAATGTTGCCAGTACACCGGAATCGCTAAAATTCCCGATTCCGGAGCCGCCGGTAATCGTGAGCGCAATAGAATTGAACTCAGCCGTGCCGTTTTGCGCATCAATCTTAAAACCGCCCAACCCGGCGGAATAGTTATGACTCCGCATAACATTGCTGATCACCATGTCCGCGGCCATCTTGTTGCCCAGAACCGTGCCATCCACAACGAGGTGCCCGTCAACGCCCACAGTCGGAATGCCGTCCACATCGCCTTGGCGCAGGATCCCGGTTCGGCGCCAATAATCCGAGCCATCAGTATCGTCAGGCGCCACCCCGGTAACCGGGCCGTTATAACACTGGTACAGATAGCTGTTAACCCCGTCATCATATTCCACGACCTGGCCGGTAGTGTACTCAGTTGATCCGTCATAGGCCGGCGCGTTGGGAGCACGAAGCGCATCGATCATCTTCTCTATGGTTTGGCTGACCGTATCGTTGCCGGGGGCCAAAAGACCGTTTGTGGTATCATTGGGGGCAAGTGCAGAAGCGTTGCCGGAATAATCCACGGCCCGGACCCAGTAATAATGATCCGGGAGAATATCTCCATCAATCGGGTGAACCCATTGAGAGGTCTCACCCCTTTTGGAGTATGGAATTGTCACCGTTCCGACAACCTGAGACATGCTCCAATCATTGGTGGTCGAGGAAAAAACCTCCACATACCAGAGATCTTCATCTGTCGGATTGGTCCATGAGATCCGGTTTCCCCAGCTCCCGGCCACGACCGCGACATTGGTCGGAGCATCCGGGGAATTGCTGTCCTGTGGGAAGGCTGTCCCTGTGGTTGCAGAGGTCCCGGTTCCGGCGGTAAGGTTGGAGACCTCCCCTTTTCGCACAAAGGCATCAACCGAGGGGTTGCCGAGTCGGCCCTCATGAATATCCAGGAGCTGCTTTACCGGCTCAAGAACCCTCCGTGCCTCCGGAGAAAGGCTGGACAAACCCGGTATATTCGGGCGTTTGGTATATCTGCTCATAATTCATTCATACCCTGTGCTATAAACATCCCGTCAACCTCGGCGTCCCCGTCGAGTTCAAGCTCAAAACACCACTCTCGCTTTTTCCGACCCCCAGGCAACCGAAATGCTTCGCCCGTCGCCACGGGAGACAGATACAAGATCTCATCCCCGCCGATAACCTTCACAGAAGTCACATCCCCGAGATTTTCTCCGCTGATCCTTGCACAAGAAAAGGACGTCGGCCCGGTCATTGCCGGCGCTGTCCGGTATGTGGACTTCAATGTGCCGCTGCCTCCGCGCCATTTGTACCAATCAGTTCCGTCACTGATATAGAGGGCGTCCGCCTCCTCATCCACAAAAAGATCTGATACACTTACCCCTATGTCTGCGAATTTTATCACTGAATCGGAGGTAAAGTCAATAGCAAACCCGTATGTCTGCCCCGAGAAAAAGACATAGATATTACCCTGCCAATACGCACAGATAGCACTCGACAGCGGGTACTCATTCCACTGGCTCCGGGTGAAGAGATTTTTAGTAATGATCGGATTCTCACCGCCATCTACAAGGAACCCGCCGTTTTTTGAAACATAGAATACTCCGTGAGGAAGAGAAACTACAGACTTTTTGGAAAGGCACGGCTGTTGATAAGACAGCCAGGTTTTGCTTGCAGACTGGGGGTCCACCCCCGAGATGACCGCCGGGAAAGCTTCGGTGCAGACGACCAGCTGGTTACTGAAAGCCCCAAGGCCAACTATGTCATATTGAAACTCAAAGGTGTAATCCAGAAGCCCGGAAGATGGGAATGCATAATAATAACCGGGAACACTCAGGTACAGCTTCTTGTTCTTGAAAAGGGCATACACGCCATTGGAAAATTCGATCCCCCCTTCCGCGGCATCCGGTGGCGGGTCCCACCCGTCCGTAACCTGGACGTCGCCCAACACCTGGTTGAGGCCGTCCTCGCTGCTGTTCACATCAAAGAGCTGGGTTGACGTGTTTGAAATTGATGAGGCGGGAATATCATAAGTCGCTGTTCCGGATACCGTCTCGCGCAGAGGGACCTGTTGATAGGCGGTACTTCCGTCGGAAGTGGACGCTGTCCGGTATACCCGGATGTAAGACACGTCGTTCCCGGATCCAGCAATGGTTGGGATAGTGAAATTGTTCAGGATGATGTATTCGCCGGTCATTACATCAGTAGTCGCGGAGGCATCTGAAAGCCCGGACTCCTCCCCCCAGGCGGTAACATAAGAATATCGGTATGAGACAGAATCCGTAACCTCGTCGCCTGCAGTCCCGGCTGTGCTAAAAGCCGGAATTGTCGTGGGGGTTATAACTCCCCACCGCCGTGTGGTCGTTCCCTGCCTTGCCTCCGGATATTCGGTAAGGCCGGAAACAAGAAGGCGGCTTACCCCTGAAACATTTGCCGGGGTAACATCAACCCCGGATTCATCCACAAAGGTCCAAACGGTAGGGTCTCCCTGTAGCAGATTGGCAACAGGCTTAACAACGCCCATGTCAAGATCGACATTTTCCGCCGTCTGGGCGTAATTCGGAGGCAGGAGCTTGGCACTTCGGGCGGGCACTTCCCCTCGAAAGTCCGAATATTCGATTCGCATTAGCCCCCCTGATTCATCTTGGCCGTAGAAAACTTGAAAGCCATCTCCATAAGATCATGGCGACCCAAGCTCTGATACATCACGGCCAGCTCCCGCTGGGCTCTTTCAAATGAGGCGGCGTAGTCCGAGTCTTTCAAAAGCGCCCGATAAATCAGGTAGTGGACCATGGCATCAAAATACTCGTCCCCCAGGGGAAAGGTCGCTATGAGATCACCCAGGGCGGAGGGCATCTCGCTGTAAGCAATCTTGACATAACCAGCACCATCGGACGGGGGTGAGCAGTACCACAACTTGGGCATGGACGAATCATAGAGCCAGTTGTTGATCTCCGTCTGCTGGTCAGATGCCGCCCAATCCGGGTAGGTCTTGTTGAACAGATCAAGAGAGGCCAAAACGACACTATTCCCCGGTGTGGAGCCGTCTGTTCCCATATTCCGCATGACATCCAGCATCAAAATCCCGTTTTCCGGGATGTCCTGCTCGACCCCGGCAGACAGCGCGACGGACGCCACAGTCATATTGGCGTCCGGCTTTATTCGGACAATCTCCCGGAGCCCGGAGTTACAGTCCGCAAGCATCTCGGATTCCGACCATCGATAATTCATGGAATCCGTGTCATTCAGCTTGTCCCGCACAACCGAGGTTATTTCCAGAAGGGTGCTCATACGAAAGGCCTCATCTTCACCTTCATTGAACCGCCGTGTTTTTTCAGTCTGTCATCGATTTTGAAATCATTGACCGCCCAGATATACCGCTTGTGATTTTTCATGGCGATATCAGGGCTCGTCCATTCCTGTCTCGGTTTAGCGGCGATCTCCGCCGCGGCGTAAGACTCGACTGCCTTCCTTGCATCCCGAAAAAAACTGTCATCCACAGAGGAGACCTCTTCCGTGAATTCATAGACGATCTGAAGAACCGCATCCAAGGAATCCCCGGACTGAAAATCCCCCTCTTTCACCGGGAAGATCGCAATCGTGTCCGCCCCCGGGAACCTGTAATACTTGGAGTGGTAAGGATTAAAAAGGGTCTCGATATCCGTGATATCTTGAGACAGGTCAAGATAGAAGCTATCGTAGAGATTCCCATTTAAATACAGACTCTTCAAGCTCACGGGACGCATGCCCGTAATATCCACCGAGAGCTGCACCTCGTTGTTTGTTAACGTGTCAGGGTCCGTTGACGCGACAGTATGCTCCGAGGTCTTTGTGAAATACTGCGTATCCCGACAGAACTCGATCAACCCCTCGATCACATAGCGTTGAATAAGGTGCTGGGGACATCCCGGCACCTCATCACGAACCCGCTCATAAAAATCAGTGACAGCAGCCATTGTTAAGCAAAGTAGAAATACAGAACTGAGATTGTCGCCTCGCTGCCCAGATGGTTCTTCACATTCGCAGCCGTCCCGCCGTCATAGATGCACAGATTCCCGTCCGTGTCGGCAGCAACCGAGTTGGTCGAGGTGACCACTCCCAGGACAGAACCATCCGTGCTTACATGGGCAATGATGTATTCCGTGCCGTCAGTCGCAAGCGCAAACCCCTCTGTGGCATCCGGCAGGGCGAACTCGCCCGTGTCCGCCAAGGTCTGGGTGCTCTTAAAAACCTTGACAGCCCCGGAGCCGCTCGTACTCTTCATCCCGCCCGTGAGGATCGAAGCCCCGTCAACGGTCAGAGTGGAGGCCTCGGCGCCACCGTTTAAATACGCCGTGCCCCCGGCAATCAGCTTGCCAACCGGCAACTTTTCATAAAAAGCCATAGCTATCTCCTTGTATATAATGCCGAGGAGGCAGAGCCCCCTCGGCGGCCCCAAAACGGGGGATGATTACAGGTCGTTAAAATTAAAGTCGTAGACCAGCGCCTGAACCAGAATCTTGCAAGTATCCGGCTGATTGGCATCATCAGTGCCGTTATCCTTGAACACAACACTGATAGTCCCGCCAGAGGCGTACATGCCCGCGGAGTCGGTGTCCATGCTGTCCACATCGGTGTCGTTGCCGTCCAGTGCATCGCCAAACCCGTCTGCATCAGAGCCGTCCCCCACATCGATGTCCAGGGCAGAGCCCTCGGCAGTCAAGACATTGGTCCGAACCATGCTGAGATAGCAATTTTCCGGGACGTCGATAACATTCACGGTCCCGTCGACAGGGACAGTCACCTCAGAGCAGTCCACAACGCGGGAGATAACATAGGCCTTTCGGCCAAAATTTTCAGACGGCTTGCCGCCGCTTCCTTCAGTCAAATCAAGAGCCATGGTCAAAACCTCCGTATGGTTGAACATTAGATATATGTCCTTAGGACATATATCTAATGTTTGTGTTAATCGCCGCTACTAAGTCAGGGCCGCGGGAGCTGCGTACAGCCGACCCATGGATTCCGGCTTAATAACCTCGTACCCGTAAACCTGAAGACCGCGAATCAGATCCCCGAAGTCATAGGGGTTCTTCAGCATCTCGTTTTTGGTCAACTGGCTGGCAAAGGTCAGCGCAGACTTGTGGCCAAAGATGACGTCCCACACGTTGTCGCCGTAGGAGGAGTCATTGGCAAAATTGATGCTGTTGGACTGATACAGGGTGAACCGATCAATGCCTCCGATCTTCCCGTTGCGGATGGGGCTGGTACTGTCACCCATCATGCTGGCGTTCTTGAGGTCAGAGTCCTTGATCCGGGTTGCCATCCAGCTCGGGATGACCATCCATCGATCCGTTTCAGGAATGTTCTGCTCATCAAGAACCTGGCCACACAGGAGAATGGTCTGAATGACGTTGGACTCGCTAACCTCAACAGGGGTCCCGGATACTCCGAGATTGATATCCCCGGAAATAGCACCGGCACTGGCCCCGGTGTTGCTGGAGTCAACGTCATCATAGACATCCTCAAGGATCCGCTGGTCGATGGCGATCTTCATCTGCTGCGAAGCATCATCACTCCAGCGCTCCATGTAATTGATGTCCGACTGGGCCTTCTCCACGTCATTGATCTTGAACCCGTAATACTCACCATAATCGATGGTCAGCGTGACGAATTCCGGATCATGCGTGTCATACTGGAGATTCTGACCGATCTCGTAAGACCTGACCTGAATGTCCGGCACAGTGCGAATGTAGACCTTGTCGCCCTTCTTGGTGATCTCGCCTTCATATTCGGTATTCGCGATTTCCGAGAAGACCGTGGTCTTGTAAAATTTCGACAATAGTTTTCCCGACCATATTTCCGGAATATAATTCCCGGAAAGACTCGGGGTCCCTGCCGCTCTGTTGATAGCCATATTTCCCTCCGTAAAGGTTTAGGACATTCGAGGGGCAGGGACGAAAACTCTATTTGTCGATGACCCGGCCTTCGCTCTGCGCCTTAAAAATGTCCTGTTCAAGTTGTCTTGCTTCCTCGTCGCGCCCCTCATAAGACCCCATAGCCTTGTCCTGATAAAACTGCTTGATCTGGGCCCTGGACCATGTCCGCTTGCCGGATCCAGCAGGGTTGTCATTCCCGCTATGGGTAGATGAGGGTTGCAAGTTTTTAGGTTTTGGCTTTTTCTCCGGCTTTTTCTCCGGCTCTTTGCCGAACCCGGAGAGCTGCCTATATTCATTGAAAATTGCCGCCACTGTGGCGGCGTCTCCGCGCTGCTCGGCGCTCTGCATTGAATTAATCCGCAAATCGCCGGTATAAGGGTTCACTGTTTGCAGCCAATCCAGGCAACCCTGGTCCTTGTTCAGCCTCCCCCACTCAGGGCAGAGTTCATTGAGCCGCGAATAAAAAGAGTTTTGAACAGTGGTTCTCTGGGTCTCCTCCACGGAGCCCACACTGTCTTTGATTTGGTTAAGTTCCTCGCGAAGCTTTTTGTTTGCCTCCAAGAGATCTTTCTGACTCTTGGCCAGGGCTTGAAATTCCTCGCCATACTCTCCGAAGTCCTCCGGATCGATGCCCTGGATCTCCGAATTCTGCTCCGCTTCTTCCTTCTGCCGCTTGACTTTGTCGAGTTCAGACCTAAGTGAACGAAGCTCTTCGGCCATTCTCGGGACTTCAGCATCATACTTGCCCTTCAGGACGTTATATGCCTGCTTCCAATCCCTCTCATGGCTCTCTTCAGCCTCGCCTTCCGCGCCTTGGCCGGGCTCTTCAGCTCCCTCAGGCTCTTCGGACTCTTCGGACTCCCCGCTTTCTTCATCTTGGGCGCCCTCTTCCTGAAGCTCCGGCTCTGCCTGACCCTCTTCCTCACGAGCCGGCTCCTCAGACCCGGTATTCGCTAACTGGCTGATCAGGTCGTTTGCGCGCTGTGCCTGCTCCTCAACTGCTGTCGGTATTGCCATCTTCCCTCCTTGTGAGCCGCGTTACGCGGTATTCACTGTTTTGCGTCAAACGAGCCAAAAGGTATTCATTTAACGCGATTGTGCGCCTCTTCGACGCTTTCCAAGAACTCCCTGATAAACTGACAAACCCCTTGCTTCCAGCGAACCTGAAGCTCCCCCTGCTCCCTCTCCATCGATTCATGGAGCTTTGCGAGAGAGTGTTCCAGCCCCTTCTTCACAACGGGCCATCCATTGTTGACAGTCCTCATCTCAATTAACGAGTGATAGAACTGATCATCAGTATACAGGTATTTGGTCTGTGCCAAAATGTACTCCTTTGGGCTAAAAAAAGCCCAGTCTTTTCAGGACAAGTGTCTCATATTTATAAACATGAAACACAAACAAAACGCAATTATCTGCCGGTTATTTGATTTTGTGCCGTGTTCGCATCAGCCCCGCCAGCCCGGGCCCCGGAAAGAGCTGTCTGTGGCCCTTTTTTCGGCGGAACAGAGCCCTTCCCCTGCGCCGCCATTTGCTGGGCCTGCCCAACGTCCTGCATCTGCTGCTGCATCATGAGTTGCTCCCGAATCATTTCCCGCGTCTGCTGCGCCTTCATCTGTTCTTTTGTGGGGACCACATCGGTCAGACCGATGTTGAGACCCTTGACCACCTCGCGGAAGATCTCGGCAATCCCCGGAACCCCGACGATCTCCTTGGCAATCGGAGACTGCAACACAATCTGGAGCAATTCATTGCGCCGGACCTGTTGCTGCTCCTTGGCCAGAAGCTCCGTGGAGCCCCGGGCCACGATCTCGATATCGCCCTGATAATACTCAGACAGTTTTTCGTCATAGAGCATCAGGAATTCATAGAGCCGCTCAATGGACTTGCGAATAATGCCGTTATCCACATTGGAAAGGACTTTTTTGACACCGCGGCTGGCATTGTTCATCATCATGGAGAACCCGGAGGCTGTTTCCGAGGCACCCCCGCCCCCGCCGGCGCCATAAGAATACTTCGGGATCCCGGACTTGTTGTCCGCCTCCACGGAAAACTGGTTGTAAATGGCCATCAGGTCATTGACCACGGAATTCGGCTGGAAAAACCAGATCGGGTCCCGGTTGAATGTATCCTTGCTCATGTCAAACTGCCAGATCTTCCACGGATACATGTCCGTCACGTCCTCGCCATCCGCAACAGAGCCGATGTCCACCCCGACCTGGGGTCCGGATGCGATAGACATGTTGTTAATCAGGGCCCGAGCAGATGCGTTGCAAGTGTTTTGGATGTCAACAATCAGCTCGGGCAAGCCTTTCCCCCAGAACTGCCCGTTTCGAGCCCGGAAGCTTGCCTTAAAATATGGTTTCCTGCCCAACGGATCCCCGTTTAACTCCGCCTTGATCACCTCGTCACCGACAAGCCACACCTCCGTCTGGTAAGAAGCAAGAGGATCATCGATGTCGTTCGGGTCAATCCCCCACTCAAGAAGCCTCAGACCCTGAAGGTCCCCCCAGAATTGCAAAGCCTCGATCTTTTTATCCGGATCATCCCAGGTATGGTCTCTTCCTTGGAGCATGTCAGCCTCACAGTGAGACCCGCGCCACAGCCACCCAGAGATGAACCCTGCACCGGCATTTTCCAAAACCCTATCAATGGCATTGTCGTCGTACCCCTCGACTCCCTTGAGCGCCTCAAGGTCTCTCACGGTCATTTCGTGATATTCGAGCAGATACCCGTCATCAATATTTCTGGCACTTGGCGCGGGATAAAGGTTGAAGGGACTCACCCGCTCAAAGTTCACGGTAAAATCATCCCTTATAACCGGAGTGCCGTCATCACCCCACTGCAGCCGCGGCTCTCTTTTTACAAAGGGCCCCTTGAGAAACGCCGCGGGGTATGTGGAAAGATCGTTTATAACCTCCACAATGGATTCTCTCCAGCTTGACTTCACGACATAATCGGAAAGGTATTTCTGGAGATCTTCCTTTTCTTTTTGACCGGCCTCGACAACAATATCCTCAACCTCTTTCATGACTTGCTGGGTCTTTTGCTGGGCCATCTGCATGAGCTGCTCCTGACTGAGCTGCTGACCCTGCTGCGCGGCTTGAGCAACATCGTCTTGAAGCATCTGCATGGCCATGTCCATGGCCTCTCTCTCTATCTCCTCCCTCTTTTTGGGACCGAGTTCGGGCATCGGCGTGTTTTTAAACCCCCACGGATCTTCATCCACAGGGAGAATCAGGTCCTCGGCCCAAGACTCAAAAGCATTACACTTCTCGTCAGTGAGCATCATAAAGACCTCGGAGCCGCCATGCTCCTTAATCGCATTGAGCTTCTCCTGCGAATAAACCCCCTCGCGCTGCCGAAGACTCTGGATCATGGTATCATAAACCGACTGTTTGGCACGAAGCGCCGCATGCCAACGCTGCTTTATATGAGAGGCAAGCTCGGTCAAAACCGGCTCATTTCTCTGCGCGGCCTCCACATCCTGCCTTGCCTTCTCCTGCTCTTCCTGTTCCAGCTCGTCCGCCGATTTTACCGAAACTAAGCTCATCGTTATGACACCTTCTTTATATTTTGGATGTAGAATTTTACTTGGTCATTCAACGGTCGGCTTACACCCCCGCCGTCAGTATAAGCGCCTTCAAGAACAAGATATCTCTCTTCTTGAGCATTGGAGGTATCATTTATGGCAAGATCATCGCCCGAAAGAGTAATCTCCTCCTCAGAGGAGGGAGACGAAATAGAAACTTCTGTTCGGCTGTTAACCACCGTTCCGTCGCTTTCGACAAGAGACCACACCATGGAGCTGGGCGCTACCAACCTTTTATTTGTATCCAGAAAAGTGGCGGTGATGACAAAAGTTGATTTCTCGACAGCCTTTATTTTTTTGATTTCCGAAGGCATATTTATTTATCCTGCTGAAAAATGAATTTCTGGCTGTTTGGCCGAAAAATGCACAAACACGCCACCGACCGGAGAATACTCCACCCACCTACCATCCTCGGTGTCTACCCATTGCCCGTCTTCCGTGTCCTGCCATTCCCAGTCAGTCATAAGTCCTCTACGCTTTTACACAAGAAACATTTGCGGTGGCCTGGGCGCCTGAGTTCGCTCCTACCTTTTCAAGCCGTGCCAGCAATCCCAAATATTGAGCTTGCAATTCAATCTGCGTCAATCCCTTACAAGCCTTATCAATCGTCTCAAGCTCTCCTTTATCAACTGGCAGCCCGCATAAAGATTCTTTTGACTTAGTCTTTTTCCGCTGATACACACGATCAATGATCAAACGGCACCTCAATTTCAATTTGATCAATCAGAAGTTCATGCACCCTGCATTTCACCCGGTCTTTGTATATCCGCACCCAGTCCGGGCCGATACTTAACACCCGCCGACGTTCACCACGCGTTAAAACATACACCCTTGGTCTCGGCCTCTGTCCCGCAACAAATGCTTTGATCTTTTTTAAATCCATATCATTCCCAATTGATCGTATGCGACCCACCACCAATGACAGCCGACACAGAACCTGTGCTAAACTTTAAGCGACGAAGTTCTTTCGATGTTGGTGTTCCGTCTGTTTCGACTTCGACGCGCAGGGTTTCGGAGAAGACGCTTTCATTACCGTCCGAATCGTAACTCGTAGCCGATATCCAAAAAATATCTCCTGCACTATAATCCGAAATCGTGTGACTTGTTACATCTCCTACATCTACAATGGTATACGAACGCCAATATGGGCTTTGTGTGTGATAGAGCTTATATCCGGTTATTCGATCGTCGTCTGGCGCTGTCCAAGTTACCTCCAAATCAGCGGCAAGCGCAAAGACAGGGATTAAAAGCAAGGCAATGGCGAAAGTTGCAGATCGGATCATGAAACGCCTCCAATTTCAGTCGGAGAATCAACCCCGCTGACATTGGTTACGCCGGACACACCACCTATATTCCAAGTTGTACCGCTCTCACTCACATACTCAAACGCCCCAATATCCCACCCGCTGCCCTGCGGCCTGCTTGTGCCGGTTATGTCCACGGCGTCCATGTCGGCGGATAGGTCGGTTCCGGCGTCGATGGCGTTGGAGCCGGATTTGAGGCGGAAGTCACCATTGGCGGGGTCTTCAAACAGGTCGGTGGCTGATTGGTTGGTTAGGGAG